CACATAGAGCATCATGGTCTGGTTCTGGTGAAATGATACCCATCCGTAATCGCTGCCAGTTTTCCTGGTACTGTGATGGTAAATCAGATAAGATTCATAACGAGGATAAGTATCGTACCATTTATCGTCTAGCCCGTATGTTGTTGAATCAAGATATGGTTGACATTACAACTGGTGCGACACACTACCATGCTTACTACGTGTCACCATCATGGGCAAAAACCAAAACACGTACTACAAAAATCGAAGATCATATATTCTATAAATGGGAAAAATAAATGCTTAATACAAGTTCGTTTTCTATGATTATTGAAGAACTGGCTTGTGATCTTAAAATTCCATACATGGATGCAGTTGTCCATTATTGCGAACGAAACGATATGGAAATTGAGGTTGCAGCGAAACTACTCAATTCAAAAATTAAACAATCCATCGCCTCTGAAGCAAGCGATCTGAATATGATGAAGGAAAAGATTAATAAACTGCCGGTATGATATGTACGATGTAGCCGAAGGCTTTGATGCCTATAAAACTTATCTAGCACTCAAGCAACACTTTACCAGTGATTATGATTACTTTAAATATAATGGTAAGGTTCGTGCCAATGTGGATTCTTTTTTAAAAAGAAGAGATAAGTTCTTTTTTCGAAAGCTTTCAAAGAAGTATACCAAGGATGAATTAGTAAATTTCTTTGTGAGTAATTTTATCGTAAGTGATAACTGGATTGGTAATCTTATTTCACAGGAAAGTGAGGATAACTATGTTCAATTTAAAAAGCGCATGGAATCTCTTGGCTATAGTGTTCGTAACGAGCTACATTTTTTGTTTGATTACTGCCGGGATAGGGATCTTGACTTTAATAAATTATTATTGGTAGAGGATGGCAATCATCCTTTGCTACTGAAGCTCTGGCTTCAAAAGAAGGTCAGTATCGAGACTGTTATTATCATGGATGATATATTGAGGTTTACTCGATACTGGGATGCTAAACTAGACGATATAGTTTGGGAGGAAAAGAAAAGACTGATTTCGAAGTACCGTAAATTTCTCAATTACGATTTATTTCATTATCGTAAAATGATTAAGGAGATAATCCATGAATCTTGAATTAGAAAAATACGAAGGCGAATTACGCCACCTCAGAGAAAGAGTTAAAGAACTAGAAATCGACATCAGCTATTTAAAGAGGGAGAAATCAGAACTTGGTATTTTAACTTATGATGAATTAACCGTGCAACAGGATAAACTTTGGTAAGAAATCTATTTACTTTTCCTCCCAGCTATGGTATAAATAAACTACTATATGATGGTTATGTGGACAAGCAATATACAAACTTATACGGAGACATACAATGAATACTTCTTTCGCAGATCTTAAGCGCTCACGCAAGTCACTTTACGATAAGATCGTAACAGAAACCAATAAGATGCAGTCTGGTGGAAACCAGGGTGGAGCCGATACTCGGTTCTGGCAGCCTGAGGTAGACAAGGCTGGTAATGGTTATGCCATTATCCGTTTCCTCCCGGCACCTAAGGGTGAGGACCTTCCTTGGGTTCGCCTGTTCTCTCATGGTTTCCAGGGACCAGGTGGATGGTACATTGAGAACTCGCTGACGACCCTTAATGAAAAGGATCCGGTTGGTGAGTACAACTCGATGCTCTGGAACCGTGGTGACGAGGCTGGCAAGGATCAGGCACGCAAGCAGAAGCGTCGTCTGAACTACATTTCAAACATCTATGTTGTTAAGGATCCATCTAATCCTAAGAACGAGGGTAAGGTATTCCTGTACAAGTTCGGCAAGAAGATCTTTGACAAGATTAATGATCTCATGAATCCAGAGTTTGAGGATGAGGCGGCAATCAATCCATTTGATTTCTGGGAAGGTGCAAACTTCAAGATGAAGATTCGGAATGTTGAGGGTTACCGCAACTATGACAAGTCCGAGTTTGACTCTGTGTCTGCTCTTCTTGACGAAGATGATGAGCTAGAGAGGATCTGGGGTACACAGTATTCCCTACAGGAATTTCTCGATCGGAAGAACTTCAAGTCATTTGCAGAACTTCAGACAAAGCTCAATCGAGTACTTGGTGCTACTGCGGTGTCATCTACCGCTGAGGAAGTCGACGAGGATATTTTTAGTGAACCTCGTCAGACTGCCGCCCCGAAGGCTGAAGAAACTGAGACGCCTTGGAGCGAAGAGTCATCTGATGACAGCCTAGACTTCTTTAAGCAAATGGCCGAAGATGATTAATTAAAAAGTGCAATGCTTTTTAGGGGGAGATCCGTTGGGTCTCCCTCTTTTTTTAATAATCGTAGGACTGATCATACATTCCACCACGGATCTGTCGTGGTCGACGGGCAGAAATACCACCACCACCTCCGCCGCTAGAATTGTTTACATTATTCACCGTTGTCGATTGGTTATTATTTGTAGGTGCTACTACGGTTGGTGCCCCTTCTTTTCTCTGAGCCGATGCAACATCATTTGATCCTGCATTTATAGCTCGTGATTTTGCCATCTGCTCTTCTTTTAGATTTTGGTATAAACCAATGGCTCGCATATCATATGTTTTGCCATCAATTGAAATACTACCACCACCCTTTTTACCAGTAGCTCTTTCAAAGTTTTCAGGAGATAACATCTCATCGCTGTAACCTTGATTCTTAAGGTTTTCAATAACCTTAGCATACATAGCATTCGATTGAAATGGATCGCCGCCGTATAATGCTTTGTTGACTGCAGCAATACTTGGTCCTTGCATCAAGGCATCTTGAGCCATTCCAATAACCGAGGGCTCTCGATGATTACCTTCCTGTACAACCTGACCGTCCCGCACTATACGAGTGTTAGGATCTGCCCGCATCCGCGGTTTTTTAGCTTCAATCCTTGCCGTTTTCCGTTCATATACACCTGCCCTCTTATCTTTTTGGACATTTTCAATCGCTGACCTATCACCGGTAGCTTCGAATGTTCTTCGTGCATCCTCTAATTCGGCTTCATAATTTCTAGGAGCACCACTACCGCCACTACCATCAGCACCACTACCGCCACTACCATCAGCACCACTACCGCCACTACCATCAGCACCACTACCGCCACTACCACCGGCGCCGCCACCGCCACGACCACCGGCACCGCCACCGCCACGACCAGTGAGAGCAAGAATTGGACCAGCAACTTCTCTCACATATTGTGCTAGAGTTTCAATTTCACCATCATCTAGTGTTTTTGCAAAATCTTCAAGACCTTCACCGATAGATATTAGTTTAGTCTTTGTTTCTTTACCTTTAATATTTTCTAGTTCTTTTAATCCTTCAAAGGCTTTAAGTGTTGAGGCGATTGGATTCTCATCACCAAACATAAACACTTCGCTACTAAAGGCATTGCCCAATTTAGTGAGTGGTGGTATAATATCTTCTGAAAGACGAGTAATACCCTTTGTATCCAATCCTTCTAACGCCTTTAAACCCGTACCCAAACTACCGATAGAATTACCCGCCTTTGTTAGTTTATCTCCAATTTCGCCTTCACCTAGTACGGCGAAACGCTTGAACATCTCAATAGGATCTTTTTCCTTTATGCCAAGGAAGTCAAGCGCCGCACCAGCAAGATTGCCAAGCGCCTTTCCAAAACCACCAGCTTCAGCGGCCGCAAGTCCCTCACCAAGTGATTTTACAGCTGGACCAATTTTGGCTACCGCATCAGGATCTACATCCTTAAATTGTCTAAAACCATTTGCCAGACTTGTCATCTGACCTTCAATACCACCGCCTTCACCACCAATAGCTTTAGCAACTGCACCGAAGAGTTCACCAAGTCCAGCGGCGGCAAGACCGACACCCATTGCCTTTACAGCTGGTCCTATTTTTGCAAGACCATCGGTATCAACATCATCAAAGTCTTTAAGTGCTTTGGCGAAATTGGAAAGGGCAGGAAGGTTTGCTTTGCCTAGAACAAATGTTGCTTTAGCAATGGAAACTGTTGGCAAATTGCCGAAGAAATCTGAAAGGCCATCACCAGCTGCAGATATTTTATCAGCATCGATATCTTCAAAGTTTTTAACCGCATCACTCAACCCTGCAAGAGCAGGGTTTAATATTTCCAATCCTTTACCGACAACAGCAGCCGCTGCGGCAAATCCAAGACCGATTGCGGCCACAAATCCACCAAGACCTACACCTATTAGAGGTAATACAGCTGCAAAGAAAACGGACGCCTTAAACATAGCAGCATTACCAAGCGCCAACACAAATCCACTCAGAACTCCACCAGCAACTCCACCGAAGAACTTACCTATAATGCCTCCCATCTTACCGCCGCCAGAACCGCCACCTGATTTAACACCGGCTCCACCGCCAGCCCGGCCGCGGCCGCCAGCAGCGGCACCGCCACTAGCACCACCCATCATAGCAGCAGTAGGAGTTGCACCTCCGGCTTCAAGATCTCTTTTAAGTAGTTCTGCTTGTCTTAGGTTATCTGCTTCCTTCTGTGAAAGACCCAATTGTTCTTGTTGAGTTTTAACTAAGTCTTCAATAGCTTCACGAGTGGCTTGTTGTTCTTCAAGCTGTTTTTCTTCAATTTCTCTTTTTTTGGCATTAGTTTGTAAACCAGCCAAACCTCGTAGACTTTCAGCAAAACTTTCTTTTCTTTCGCCGATTGCCTCTCGGCCTCTAGCAATACCTTGGCCAAGGAAACTTTCCTGGAATTTTTTTGCAGCCGCTTCCTTTGCTACGGCGGCTCCTCTTTCAACTCGACCCACTGTTTGATTACGAATTGCTGCTTTAAGTAATCCACCAAGACCAAGCTCTGGATCTTCTGAACGTTTTGGGACTGCTGGTGTTAATGCAGCTGCACTTACACTGCCGGCGCCGACTTGCACTACACCACCACCTAGACCACCGACCGTACGAATAGCTTGAAGACTTTGAACTATGCCTTTAAGACTATTATTTCCAGAACGCCCATCAGTCCCACGAGTGAGTTCGCCCTGCTTTTTAATCTCATCAAGCAAATCTTTAAATTCAGCCATTTTGTTCTAACCTTCGTTTTTCTTCTTCTAAATGGTGTAATAATAACTGTGTATAGACCTCACGCTCAAATGGTATCATATTTTCTAACTCAGCCAATGAATACTTATGATGCTGCATTAAAGCAAAATTAGTATTATACATATTGGCTAACGAATCATGGCTGAGTGCTATGTAAAAAAATTCTGTAGCCCCTCTACAATAATACTATCACTTTCGCCACATGCCGTACAATTCCATTCGATATTTTTACTCAACTTTGGCATGGTATCAAAAAAAGTTTGTAGCTTTACAAATTGTTCCTGAGTCATATTGCTTAAAAATTCTTTTGCTTCATCAATAGTAAAATCATCATATACATTATCAGCATCCCAAATCATTTCAATACAATTTGCTACGACACCAGTTACCAAATCATATTCATCATTGGTAATATTAATTGTACCATTTACCAATTCCGAAAGAGATGGATCCTTGAATTTAATTCCAATTCCATTACCGATCTCAATTTTATCAATGTGATTCTCGTTAAATTTTACATTAATTTCATCTACATTGAATTTAACTTCAGTAACATGTTGACATTCGGTATTATCAATATGTCTCATTAACATTGTAATCTCTTCACCAACTGACTTACCTCTCAGTTGTAGAAATAGATATTCAATATCATATGATGGCAGCTTTTGTAGATTGATGCCGGGTGTAAGAATACAAGCCTCTAATACATTGAGAATTGCATTTTCAATTTCTTTGGCATCCTGTCCTTCAAGCGCCATAAACAAAACTTTTTCTTCCTTTACAAGGAACGGTCTGATTTTTACCGGTTCCTTTGTAGATGGAATCACCACTGTAAATTCTGGTGTCACCAATTTTGGTAAAGGCATAGTATACTCCTATTTCATTTCAGTTAATCGTCAAAAAAATCAAATTCACCTTCTTGTCGAATTCTAGCTTCATTCCTATATATCGGTAATATCAAGATTCGGATCTTCAAATGGAAGAGATGTAAGAGTCTCTTCAATAAAGTACCGATAAGTAAATGTCACCTGTTGTTTTAAGATTTCAGGCTGAGCCCAAGCACGACTGAGTGTCGCAACATTTAACGGATATGCATCAATTAATTTAATTTTATGCGAAGGCAATTTATCATCCAGCTTGCCTGTATAATGTAAAATTTCAATACCACTGCATTTATAATCATCAAAATATCCAATATCGAATTCGCTGCCTCGTGAAATTCCATTTTTGCGTCGATGTTGACCTGTAATCAAATCTTGCCAAGTCATAAAGAATTCTCTTTCCTGAAGATCATCACTTAAAATAAATGTCATATCAATTTCAGTGTAATTTGGAATACCACCAATTTTATATGGAACACCATAATCGCGATATTCGATTGCTGTAACGGCCCTTTGTGGCACAGTCACTTGTTCGGCTCGTAGAGATAATTTTTCAGTATCCCTATCGCCTAAACCGGGTGGTAACCCAGTAAATCTTATCTGAAAGAAATCAGCACGGGCCATACCCGTATCATTCATGGCAGCGGTAAATTGATTAATATTGAAAGCCATTATCGTCCTCGCACTGCCTGACGACTCTCTCGCCAAACACTGTTCTTATTTGCCTTGACAAATCTTTCGGTTGGTAAAAATAGAGCCATGTCCCATTCGGTGGAATCTATCAGTACGAATCTTGACCTCACATGATTCTTTAAATATCTTTTAACACAAGGCTTGAAAAAACGAAATTTAGCGGCTGATTGTAATATCTCATATGAAAGTCGAAGTCTTGTATTCTCATCATATCTTTTATCAGTTGCCAAATCATATAGACCATCCATCAGTCTTGCTCTAAGCTGAGGTGGTAGATAATGTAAGTTTAAACCTAGGAATCCATC